CTTGATAAAAGACAGTTTTAAAATAAAATGGTAGAAACGCTTAAATCAATATGAAGAATAAAAACATTCTTAATTTACATTAATATTACCGATAATTATTATAATATAATAACAAAGAAATATTAGAGCACTCATGAAAATGGGTGCTTTTATTATGCGAATTTTGGAGGAATAAATTATGTCAAAACTATTAAAATGGTTATCTAAAGCAAGGGCAGAACCTAAAGACAGTGTAAGCAGCGCACCTAAGTTCTATATGGGACAAAGCGTATCAGGGAAGATAGTAAATGAGAGAAGCTCAATGCAGACCACAGCCGTATTTGCCTGTGTAAGGATAATTGCAGAAACCGTGGCATCCTTACCTCTTCATACTTACAAGTACAAAGGGGAAGGAAAGGAAAAGATGTACACCCATCCTCTATATAAATTACTCCATGATGAGCCTAATCCAGAGATGACATCTTTCACCTTAAGGGAAACCATGATGACCCATCTTCTTCTTTGGGGTAATTCATACTGTCAGATAATACGAAACGGTAAGGGTGAGGTGATGAATCTTTATCCTCTTCTTCCGGATAAGATGATGTTAGATAGAGACAATAATGGAAATCTGTACTATGCATATATAAAAGAAGGAGTAACTCACTACTTAGGTCCTGAAGATGTTCTTCATGTTCCCGGTCTCGGTTTTGACGGAGTTATGGGTTATTCACCGGTGGCCCTTGCTAAAAATGCCATCGGACTGAATATTGCGGCTGAAGAATACGGAGGCAGGTTCTTTGCCAACAATGCAACACCAAGCGGTATACTGTCAACTTCTGGAACCATAAAAGAACCCTCAAAGGTGAGGGATGCCTGGCAGGCTGCTTACGGAGGAACCAACAACAGCAACAAGGTGGCAGTTTTAGAAGACGGTCTTCAATATCAAGCCATAAGCATGCCCAACTCCGATGCTCAGTTTCTTGAAACGAGGAAGTTTCAGATAGAAGAGATATGCAGAATATTTCAAGTGCCTCCTCATATGGTGGCAGATCTAAGCAAGAGTTCCTTTAGTAATATAGAGAACCAATCCATCAGCTTTGTGGTCCATACCATAAGACCCTGGCTGGTAAGACTTGAACAGGCTATGAACAGGAAACTTTTTTTAGAGGAAGAAAAGGGACAGTGCTTTGTGTCCTTTAACGCATCAGCTCTTATGAGGGGGGACTACAAATCAAGGATGGATGGCTACTCCATTGGAATTCAGAACGGTTTTTTCTCCGTCAATGATGTAAGGCGTATGGAGAACATGGATCCTATCTCACAGAAAGACGGTGGAGACCTTTATTTAATAAACGGGAATATGCTTCCTCTTAAGATGGCCGGTGCTTATGCAAAGAAAGCAATGGATGAAAATGTTAAAGAGACTGAAGAATAGAATAAAGAATATATAAAAATTGAATACTGAATATTTTTAACAATGGTATTTCTCAAAGAGGGAAGTGCTTTTTTAATGCCAAAAAAAGGAGGAAGTTTAATGGATAAGTTTTGGCGGTGGGTGGTGAATGAAGCTGATGAGATTTCTGTAAGAACCCTGCATCTTGAAGGGTACATTGCAGAGTCTTCCTGGTTTGATGATGACATCACTCCCAAACAGTTTAAGACAGAGCTCTATGACAGTGGTCCAGAGAAAGATGACATTGTGGTAAAGATACACTCTCCCGGGGGAGACACCTTTGCAGCAGCACAGATTTACAACATGCTCAAAGAATATCCGGGAAAAGTAAGTGTTCACATTGACGGTCTTGCAGCCAGTGCAGCATCTGTTATTGCCATGGCAGGAGATGAGGTATTAGTTTCTCCCCTGTCGGTAATTATGATACACAATCCGGCCATGTTGATTGCAGGAGAGGTGGCTGATCTCCAGGTGGGAATTAATCTCTTAAGCGAAGTTAAAGAAAGCATAATCAATGCCTACCAGACAAAGACGGGACAGTCCAGAGCGAAAATATCCCACATGATGGATGCTGAAACCTGGATGAGCGCCCATAAAGCCTTGGAGCTAAACTTTGCAGACAAGATTCTCTACCAATCAGAACCGGCAGATGAAAGCAGCGAAGGCTTCATCTTTGACCAGATGACTGTGACCAACACATTAAGAAACAAACTCCCGGGAATTCAGGCGAGGATGAAGTATCTTGCCGACAAGGAAGAAAAACCAATTCAAGTAAGGACACCTATTGACAAAGAAGAAAAGGAAGAACCAGCAGAAATAAAACTAATACCTATCGCCCAGCTGGAAAGAAGGCTGGAGCTGATAAAAAATTGGAGGTAATAAACATGAGTAAAATTCAGGAGTTAAGAGAACAAAGAGCAAAGGTATGGGAGCAGGCAAAGACATTCCTAGATGAACATCGCCAGGAAAACGGCCTGATCAACTCGGAAGACAATGAAGCTTATGAGAAGATGGAAGATGAAGTGGTAAGTCTGGGAAAAGAAATAGAAAGACTGGAGCGACAGGAAAATATGGACAGAGAACTTTCAGCAGCCCTGAGCAAACCTCTCGCTTCAAGACCGGAAAGAATGAAAGAAGAAAAAACCGGTAGAGCATCAGATGGATACAAGACAGCTTTTTGGGGAGCAATGAGAAACAAGATGAATCCATCAGTACAGAATGCTTTGGAAGTTGGAACAGACTCTGAAGGTGGATTTTTAGTACCGGATGAGTATGAAAATCAACTGATCCAGGCTCTTAATGAAGCAAATATTCTAAGAAACCTGTGCAACGTTATTACAACCAGCTACGGAGACAGAAAAATTCCCGTTGTGGCTAGCCACGGCTCGGCAGCTTGGATGGATGAAGAAGCAGCCTTTACTGAAAGCGATGAAGCTTTCACCCAGGTAACCCTTTCTGCTTACAAGCTGGGAACTATGCTTAAAGTTTCTGATGAACTTCTCAACGACAGCTACTTTAACCTAGAAGCGTACATTGCCACAGAATTTGCCAGAAGAATCGGTGCGGCTGAAGAAGAGGCTTTTCTTACCGGCAACGGATCATCAAAACCAACTGGACTTCTTAATGCAACAGGCGGGGCTGGCCTTGGAGTAACTGCAGCCGGTACTACTGCTATTGTAATTGATGAGGTGTTGGATTTGTATCACAGCCTTAAGTCTTCCTACAGAAAGAATGCATCTTTTCTTGTAAACGATGATACTATCAAAAAACTTAGAAAGCTTAAGGACGGACAGGGACAATATTTGTGGCAGCCATCCCTTACATCGGGAACTCCGGACACTATTCTAAACAGACCGGTTGTAACTTCCCAATATATGCCTACAGCAGCTGCAGGAGAAAAGTCAATTCTATTTGGAGATTTCAAATACTACTGGATTGCTGACAGACAGGGTAGAACTTTTAAAAGATTAAATGAACTTTATGCAGCCAACGGTCAGGTAGGCTTCTTAGCTTCCCAAAGATTAGATGGAAAGCTCATACTTTCAGAGGCTATAAAGGTATTGCAGCAGAAAGCTTAATAATTAGATAAGGCGGTCAGCAGATCGTCTTTCTTTAACTTTGATAAGGAGGGAAAACTATGGGATACAACAGTAAAAACTACACCGAGCAGGGCGGAGAAAAAACAGTAATAGGCGGTGAGCTTGAAGTAGCAGCTGAAGGTAAATTAACCTTTAATGGAACTGAGCTAAAGCCTGCCCTAATCCAAGCAGATAGCAGTGCAGTAGATGTAGCAGCTCTTGTCACGGACTTTAATTCATTGTTGGCAAAACTAAAAGCTGCCGGGTTGATGGAAAGCGAGTGATAAAGTATGGCTCTGCTTGACAAAGTAAAGGCTAATTTAATTATCACATATCCAGAAGACGATACCCTAATAGAAGGTTACATAACAGCAGCAGTAAGTTATGCAGAGGGTTATCAGCATATGGGTAAGGATTTCTATCAAACAAATATTATGTCTCCGGCTACGGAGCAGGGTGTAATCATGCTTGCCTCTCATTTTTACGAAAGCAGAGACGGTTCTACTGGAGGATTCTTCAATGACAATGTGAGAGCTTCAGAGCAGGTTTGGAAGACGGTACACCTTCTTCTTCGCATGGGAAAGGAGTGGCAGGTGTGATAAAGAAACTGTGGGTAAGGAAGAAGAGAAAACCTCAGAAAAGATGCTACCGTAAAGGCAGACGGAAAAATAGAAATTACGGAAACAATGAAAAATTGTTAAAGGCAGGTGATGGCGATGAGCTTCGGGAAGATGAGCACTCTAATCGACATAATAGACACAGTATCAGTAAAAGACGATGAAGGATTTTCTTCCAAAGGAGAAGAAATAATAGCCAGTGTTAGGGCATATAAAGATGAACAGCACGCTTCGAGAAGGTGGGCCAATATGGCTGCATATACCAAAGCCAATGCCACCTTTCAAATAAGAAAAATACCGGATGTTTATATTGAACCGGGAATGCTCATTCGCTGGGACACTGTAGAGTACAAGATTATCAGTGTGGAAAATATAAGAGGAATATATATTGAAATAGCAGCAGAAATAATTGAAGCTGCAAAGAACTAGGAGGGGATTTCATGGCAAGAGGAACCTACAAAATGCCAGAAGATTTTCTTTTAAAAGTATCCACCTTGGCAAAGAAAACCGATGAAATTATTCCAAAGGTATTAAAAGCTGGAGGAGAAGTTGTTAAAGACAAGGTAAGTTCAAATCTAAAGACAGTTATTGGAAAAGACACCAAGGTTAAATCAAGATCAACAGGAGAATTGATAGATGCTTTAGGAATAAGTCCCGCAGGAGTTGACAACAAGGGAAACTATAACGTGAAGGTAGGTTTTGAAGAACCAAGAAAAGATGGGGAGTCCAATGCCAAACTAACCAATATATTGGAGTACGGCAAGTCGGGACAACCGCCTAAACCCTTTTTAAAGCCTGCAAAAACATCCAGTAGGAAAGCATGCATAGAAACAATGAAAAGGAAGCTTGATGAAGAGATTAATAAAATATAAAAAAAAAGGAGGGCGGACAAATTGACTGACAGTATTTTGAAAGATATAAGTGAGGTCCTTGAACCTTTGGGGATACCTATAGAAACCGGATTGTTCAGTGAAAAACCACCGGATGAGTATATAGTTTTGGTTCCCATGAGTGATATCTTCGACCATTATGCTGATGATATGCCTGGAGCAGAATTTCAGGAAGTCCGCCTTTCCTTATTCTCAAAAGGCAATTACCAAATCAGAAAAAGTGAGGTGGTGAAGATACTGATTTATTCTGATTTTACAATAACTGACAGACGTTATGTAGGTTATGAAGAAGATACAGGCTTTCATCACTACTCTATTGATGTTTTAAAAATATATGAATTATATGATTAGTGGAAGGAGAAATATATTATGGCAACAATCGGACTGGATAGTCTATATTATGCAAGTATAACGGAAGATCTAAGTGGAAATGAAACCTATGGTACACCTAAGGTTTTGGCTAAGGCAATGACTGCAGAACTAAGCATAGAGCTTATTGAAGCTATACTTTATGCAGATGACGGTGCTTCTGAGGTGGTTAAGGAATTTAAAAGTGGAACTTTAACTTTAGGAGTAGATGATATTGGGTCACTGGTAGCCCAGGATTTAACAGGATGCAAGATTGACAGCAATAACGTAATTGTATCAAGAAGCGAGGATGGAGGTAATCCTGTAGCCATAGGGTTTCGTGCTAAAAAAGCTAACGGAAAGTATAGGTATTTTTGGCTCTACAGGGTTGTATTTAACGTTCCTGCTACAAGCCTTGCCACTAAAGGAGACTCTATTACATTCAGCAGTCCTACCATAGAAGGCATGGTTTTTAGAAGAAATAAACTTGATGGTGAGAACAAGCATCCATGGAAGGCGGAAGTTACTGAAGGAGATAACGGGGTAGTATCTTCAACTATCACTGGGTGGTTTTCTAATGTTTATGAACCGGACTTTACTGAAGTTACACCGATTATTACTATAACTACGCAGCCAGCATCATTAACTGAAGTAACATCAGGTAGCATTACAGAAAGCCTTTCTGTAGTAGCAGAATCAAATACCAGCGATCCAATTACTTATCAGTGGTATGAAAATACAATTGACAGCTCAAGTGGTGGAACGATTATCAACGGTGAAACATCAGCAAGCTTTGATATACCTACAGACTTAACTGCAGGAAGTTATTATTACTACTGTGTATTAAGTTTATCTGGAGCAAGTGACGAAACAACTACTGTAGCTACAGTAACCGTATCTTAATGGAGGAAGAATAAATGGCAGATGATAATATAAAGGTAGATGATGTATCTGAAGAAAGAAGTTCTACTATAAAAATTGGAGATCAAGAATTCAAACTAATACTGACAACCAAAGCTACTAAAGCCATAGCTAAAAGATACGGAGGACTTGAAAAACTTGGAGACAAGCTAATGAAGACAGAAAACTTTGAGCTGGCATTGGATGAAATTATCTGGCTGATAACCCTACTTGTAAATCAATCTATTCTTATACATAATATAAAAAACAAGGATGATAAGAGGGAGTTATTATTAGAAGAAGAGGTTGAAGTTCTTACCACTCCTTTTGATTTGGCAAACTATAAGAATGCCATAATGGCAAGCATGCTCAAGGGAACTAAAAGAGAAGTGGAGAGTGAAGACTCAAAAAACCAGGTAGTCGGGTAAGTGATGAGGAGTTATTTACCCGACTAATATACTACGGTACAGTACATCTAAACAGAAAAGAAGATGAGGTATGGCTGATGCCCATTGGATATTTGATGGACCTCTGGGAATGCCATAAGCAGTTTATTGGTATCTCAAAACCTAGAAGGGAATATTTTATTGATGAAGTGATTCCTGAATTAATATAGTTGTCATATTCGTTCGTATATGTTATTATATTTACGAACCAATATGACAAATAAGGTTAGTAGGTGATATTATGACTCAAAAAGATAAGGTAATCAAATTATTAAAAGAAAAAAATGGAATTTTGACATCTGGTGAAGCTAAAGAAGCAGGGGTAGCTTATAAAACTTTGCAGCGAATGTCTCAAGTTGGTGAAATTGAAAAGCTTGAAGAAGGATTATATATGGATCCAAATCAAATGAAAGACGAGTATTTTTTAACTCAGTACAAGTGTAAGAAAGGAATTTTTTCCCATGAGACGGCACTATTTTTTCATGACTTAACAGATAGGACACCTTTACAGTTGATGTTGACTATTCCATCTGGATACAATACAAGGCTTTTAGAAGAAAAGGAAAAATATAAGTTTTTTTATATTTCGGAAAAACTTCTACCGATTGGCAGAATTAAGATGGAAACTCCTTTTGGTCATAAAGTTAATGTATACAACAAAGAAAGAACCATTTGTGACTGTTTAAAGAAAAAAGATCAATTGGATTTAGATATTATTACAGAAGCAGTTAAAAGGTATTTTAAAAATCCGGGTGCAGATTATGCAAAGCTACTTAAGTATGCCGAAATTTTTAATACTAAGGATTTAGTTCGAAAATACATGGAGGTTCTAACATGAAAATAGGGAGTCCTAGACAGTTAAAGGATTGGATCAATAATATCGCTAGGGAAAACAATCTCGTAGCCAATACCGTTCTTCAAAATTTCATGATGGAGAGATTTTTAGAAAGAATAGCAGTATCTAAATATAAGGATAACTTTATCCTTAAAGGTGGATTTTTGATTGCTGCTATGATTGGAATAAATAAAAGAAGTACAATGGATATGGATACTACGATAAAAGGTATCCCAGTTAATAGGGAAAATATAGAAAAAATTTTAAATGAAATAATGGAAATAGATCTTGAGGATAACGTAAAATTTAAACTAAAAAACATTAGAAACATACATGATGTAAGTGACTATGACGATTTTAGAGTTTCTGTTGAAGTTAAATTCTTTACTATTATTGTACATATGAAAATAGATATTACAACAGGAGATATTATTATTCCAGGTGAAATAGAGTATCCTTTTAAGTTAATGTTTGAAGACCGGTATATTTCAATAAAAGCCTATAATTTAAATACAATTCTTGCTGAAAAAATTGAATCTATTTTATCTCGCAACGTTGCTAATACAAGAGCTAGGGATTATTATGATGTTTATATTCTTTTAAATCTTAGAAGAAAGGATATAGATATTGAAAGTTTAGGAAAAGCAATTGAAAAAAAGGCTGAAGAAAGAAATACTTTGGTATATATAGACAATAAGGAAAAATATTTAAAAGACATAGAAGAAAGCGAAGACCTTAGGATTATTTGGGAATCCTACACTAAAAAATTTACATACGCTGATGGTATTAAATTTGGTGAAATTATAAATATTTTGAAAGATATCTTAAAAACGATAAATATAGAGGAGATTAATAGCAATGAGTAAAGTTGGTATCAAGATTGATGAAATCAAAACTAAAGCCTAAATACGATAATATTTCTCGAATTATTGAATCAAGAAAAATAAAGAATAATAGTGTGATTTGACAATTGTGCTAAACTTAAAAATATTTATAGCATGAAAGACAAATATAATTTTAAAATGTAACTTTTCAAACTCAAATGTAACAATTACAATGTTACATTTAAAATCAATAATGTTACATTACAGACACTTCAAAAGAGGCATATTTTTTCATGTCTTAAAAAAAGATATGAGTTCATATGTCTGATAATTTTGTACTTAAGATTGGTCTTGAAGGGGAGGAGTTCAAGAGTACTTAGAAAGAAACCAGTAGAGACTTTAAGATGTAAGATTCTGAATTGAGTGTAATTTAATTGTAATTTGATTCCCATACTGATAGAATTAGTTTAAATATTTTACAATAAATTGTTAGGTGGTTGTCAAATGGTGAAAAAATTTCTAGGCTCATGGAAAATATACTTATTATCTTTGATTATTCCAATATTACACGCAACATTTGGTAGGCCATGCGGCACATGGAAGAGACCAGAAAGATGTGAAGGTTTAGCAGAGTATCTTGATGCCATGATTCTGGATGTAAGATTACATAATTTGCCAGTAATAATTGGGTTTGTACTTTCGATTTTTCTACTTACGAGCATATATTTTTTTATAAAAGGAAGAAAACAACTAGGTATACTATTTATAATTCTAACAATATTGCCAATGGTAGTAGCTGCTTTGCTTTTCACATAATAATAGTTGCTTAAAATTTCAACACTTTATTAATTTTATGTTAATTTATATTGCAATTAATATGAAAAGATTAAGGAAAAATATATTGATAAAGATGTAGTTTACAGACCTAAAAATTGTTAATGTCGGTAAGAATGTCGGTAAGAACGCCGGTAAGAATTCGGATAAGAACTTTAAAATTAATAATATAAATATATATTACAGGCACTTCAAATGAGGTGTCTTTTTTCATACCTTAAATAAGGAGGTGAGTTGGTATGTCTGATAATTTTGGACTGAAGATTGGACTTGAAGGTGAAAAGGAATTTAAGAATGCATTAAGAGAAATAAACAGGGATTTCAAGGTGTTAGGCTCTGAAATGAAGCTGGTTACATCTCAATTTGATAAACAGGATAAGTCCATACAGGCTGTGACTGCAAGAAACGAAGTATTAAATAAAGAGATAGATGCCCAGAAGGACAAGATTAAAACCTTGGAATCAGCTCTAAAGAATGCCTCTGAATCCTTCGGAGAAAACGACAAGAGAACAAAAGCCTGGAGAATGCAGCTGAATTATGCCAATGCAGACCTTAACAAAATGGAAAGAGAGCTTGATGAATCAGCTAAGGAAGCGAAAGAATTAGAGAGCAACCTGAAAGACTCGGGAAAAGCAGCAGAAGATGCAGGAAGCAAGTTTGAGAACATGGGCGGTATTCTTAAAGGCATGGGTGTTGCCATGGGATCTGTTGCTCTAGCCGCAGGAGCAGCTGCAGTGAAAGTAGGCAAGGAAGTAGTTCAGCAATTCGGAGAACTTGAGCAGAACCTTGGTGGTTCAGAAGCAGTATTTGGTAAGTATGCAGATTCTATTCAAAAGACCGGGGAAGAGGCATACAAAAATCTGGGAGTATCTCAAAGCCAGTATCTTGCTACAGCTAATAAAATGGGAGCATTGTTTCAAGGCTCTGGGGTTGAGCAGGAAAAAAGTCTTGAGCTTACGGAAAAAGCAATGCAAAGGGCTGCTGATATGGCTTCTGTTATGGGCATCGACATGCAGATGGCCCTGGATTCTGTAGCAGGAGCAGCAAAGGGAAACTTCACTATGATGGACAATCTGGGAGTTGCCATGAATGCAACAAGCGTTGAAGCCTATGCTTTAGCTAAAGGATTAGATTTCACATGGGCATCTGCTACCCAGGCAGAAAAAGCTGAAGTTGCCATGCAAATGTTCTTTGAAAACACAGAGCAGTACGCCGGGAACTTTGCCAAGGAATCCACACAGACAGTTACCGGATCCATAGGTTTACTTCAGGCAGCTCTCGGCTCCTTTACAGCTGGACTTGGAAATGCAAATGCGGATATGACCAACTTAACTGAAAATCTTGTTGATGCCTTTCAGTCGGTAGTAGAAAACATAGTACCAATAATTGAAAATATAGTGGTTGCCTTGCCTCCGGCCATGGATGGAATCATACTAGCTATTGGGGAATTACTACCGCTTTTATTAACTACAGTAACTGGGTTATTTGAACAGGTTTTAGGGACTATATTAAGTCTATTGCCGGAACTTATTCCCGCAGGAGTAGAAGCAGTAATGACTATAATACAGGCATTAATTGACAATCTACCTCTTTTAATAGAGGCAGCGATACTCTTAGTCACAGCTCTTAGCGAAGGAATAGGACTATCCTTGCCGGAGCTTATACCATCTATAGTAGAAGCTGTAATATTAATAGCTGAAACTTTAATTAATAATTTAGACCTTGTCCTTGATGCAGCCTTTCAGATAATAAATGGACTGACCCAGGGACTGTTAAACTCACTGCCTACTTTAATAGAAGCACTTCCTCAAATCATTAACAGCATAATACTATTTATAACCAATAATCTGCCCAGCATTATAAATATGGGAGTGCAAATTACTGTTCAATTAGCTAAAGGACTTATAAGTGCAATACCTCAACTGGTGGCCCAGCTTCCTCAGATAATCACTTCTATAGTAGGAGGCTTCACCAAGGGAATACCTTCTGTGAAAGATGTGGGAAAGAACATATCAAAAGGCTTATGGGAGGGAATACATTCAATGATTGGATGGCTTAAAGGTAAAGTTGACAATATGGTAGGTGGAATTGTAGAAGGAGTAAAGAAGGTTCTGGGAATCAATTCTCCTTCTAAAGTATTTGCAAATATAGGAGAGAATATGAGCAAGGGAATTGGAGAAGGATTTACTAATGCTATGAAAGATGTTGAAAATCAGATGAATCATACCATACCCACATCCTTAAACATAGATACTGATTTAGGAACCAGTGATTTTCCAAAAGCAACCGGCACACAAAACTACTTCAACATAGCAAATATGACTGTGAGAAAAGACAGTGATATTAAAAACATAGCAAGGGAACTATATCTTCTGCAAAGGAGAAATGAGAGGGGAGCTGCACTTACATGATAGGTTTTACATATAGGGGAAAACACTCAAGGGAATTTGAAGGATTGGTTTTGAAGACCAATAACAATCAGTTAATACCATCAAAGAGATTTGAAAGAATAAGTGTGCCGGGAAGAAACGGTCAGTATATCTTTGAAGACGGGTACAATAACAAGATACTGGAGTTTGACTGCAGCTTAATAAGAGGAAGCATCCAAGATAGGCGTCAAAGAGCTAGGGAAATAGCCTACTGGCTTTCAGGAACAGGAGACCTTGTTCTTGACGGTGAAAATGACAAGACATACAAGGTTGTAAGAACAGTAAGCGATATAGATCTGTCACTAAACCAAGTTGTCGAAAACTTTAAGGTTGTATTTGAAACCGAACCTTTTCAGCTTGGAACTTCTAAAAGCATTAGTGTAGATAATCCTACTAATATAACCTTAATAAATGATGGAACAGAAGAAGCAGAAACAATAATATCAATTACTGGAACGGGTGATATTTCTTTAACATTAGATGATAAGATTCTAAATTTAACTGGGTTAACAGAAAAGATTACCTTAGACAGCAAAAGGTATTTAGTTTACAACGACTTAAAAGAAAACAAGCTGGACCTTCATTCAGGAGATTTTATTAAAATACCTCCGGGAAGCTCCAGTCTTTTAATTACAGGAACAGTTTCTAATATATTAATAGAGTATTATGACACATATATCTAAAGGAGGTAGAAAGCTTTGATAACTCTTTTTAATAAAAGCACCAATGAAAAGATTGCCTACCTTGATGATGTAGTTATTGAAGACAGCATCCAGATTACACGTCAGATTAATGGAGAATTTACTCTAAGCTTTGAACTTTTAGAAGATGATCTTAAAAGCATCTATCTGGAATCAGAAGGATATATTCTTTGCGACGGATACTACTTCGATATTAAATACATTGAAAAGGAACATTCTGATACTTTAACGTACAGAATTGAATGTGAGCATGTAAGCTACAGACTGATTGAAAATGAAGTTGAATACTATACCTTTGACGGAACTCCTTCTCAGATACTTACAGACATATTATCAGGAACAGAATTTTCTGCAGGTGCAATTAACAGTACAGCTATAACAACCTTTGCAGTTTACGAGGAGACAAATAAGCTGGGGCTGGTTCAAAAGCTTTCTAATTTACTAAATTTAGAGATAGATTACAACAGCTTTTCAGTTTCTTTAAAAAATACAATTGGAGAAAACAGTGGCTTTGCAGTAACCTTTGGAAAGAATCTAAAGGGAATTAAAAAAATTATAGACAGAAGAAGCAACCTGACTTACTACGACATTGATTTGGTTGAACTTAAAAACCATCTTGAATATTTAGAATTTAAATATTTAGAAACCGTGGGAGTGGGAGACACTATCAGGATAATAGATAAGGGAATGAATATTGATATTCAAAACAAGGTGATAAAAAGATCCTATAATCCAGTAAGAGCTATAAATTCAAAATTGGAAATCGCAAATAGTATTGAACTTCTAACAGACAAGGTTACTAAGATTCAAAGAGATACACTGGCAAAAGGAAAAACGTATCATGGAATAAGAATAAGTCCTGATACAGGTTTTGAAAGCATAAGAAGCGACAAGATGGCAAGGGGTATATTTAATTCAGACACATTTGCCTTGCAGTCTGGAGATGGTTCTGGAGAAAACTGGATAAACAAATTGTACTTTGATCCTATAGAAGGTAAATACATCTTTGACGGGGTATTGTCTGCAGGAATGATTGAAGCAATGGAAGCACAGTTTGATGTAACAGTTTCAAATACTGTTGTAACTGAGGCTTTATATGCAGAAAATGGTGCAATTGCAAAGCTAACCGTTGATATGGTAGAAACATCAAATAAAGTTGATAGATATTTAAATAGTGATACAAGCGACATGTCCTTCAAGAGAATCTATGAGCAGTATGATGATTATATTACAGCTTCAGTAAAATTAGATGAGTATGGCAATCACTTATCTGAACAATTATTAACTAGGGATAATAATCCTGTTTACTGGACTGATGAAACTAATACTATAACTACACTAACAGAAACAGATTACCAGGTAATGGTTTATCAATATGATGAAACTGTAAAAATGAGCTTGTTTTTTGACTTTGATATAAATACAGGAGCAGCTACTCCAAAGATTAGATTAGGTGCTGGTGATGGAGTCTATAATAATAGCGGAAAAAGCTATCTGTTTAAGGATACAAATGGTTTAAAAATTCAGTACTTCAAACAGAACACTGAAGACTTAATTGAAATTGGACTTACTGATGATGGCTTGTATTTTTATCCCTATGCTAATGGAATTACTTTGGAAGAATTAAATATATATGATAATGGATTTAAAGTTAAGTGGAAAGGAACAGATGTTAAAACTTATTTAACTGATTTTGATGTGAACGGTTATATCTCTCTAATTACTGAGGTTGATACAGGTAAAGAAATTCCTATTACTGTTCATTCAGGAAATATTCCATAGAGAGGTGGTTAGATGCCAAGTAAAGATTTTAATAATGGTCTTATAACTGGTTTAGCTATGAAAGGGATTCCGTATGGAGTATCTCAGTCATGGCAACCTAAAAGTGTAAGTAATGATGATACACAATCAATCACTATAGATTTTGGAAGAGAAATACCTGAAGTAGAAGTTGAAAATTATATAGATGCTCTATATTTTACTGCTACATATATACAAAATCAATTTTTAATAGATATATTAGGATGGGAGAGAATTAATGATACTACAATAAAATTTTTAACAACCAATTATTTCTCCTGTAATGGAGTGGTAAATATAATGTATAACA